TACGGCGGCAACGGCTGTCCCGACAAGTCCGCCAATGGCATGTTTACCTATGCCAAGAGCAAGGGCTGTGCCTGGGGTACAATTGATACCCTTCCGGAAATCCCGGGCGTTGCCCTGCGCTCTGATGGCCATGTAGGTGTGTATGTCGGTGACGGCTATGCTGTTGAGGAGCGCGGCTTCAGCTACGGTTGCGTAAAGACCAAGGTGTCCTCCCGCAAGTGGACGCATTGGTTCCAGCTTCCCTTCGTGGATTACGGTGACGCCACTTTCGCTGGTGGTTCATATGTGAAACCCGATACCGCCGCAACTGAGTACACGCTTGGCACTCGCACTCTGAAGGATGGCAGCAAGGGCACCGATGTAAAGGCACTGCAGGAGTTCCTTCTGCAGCTGAAATACAGCCTGCCCAAGTATGGCGCTGACGGTGAGTTCGGCTCTGAAACGGAAACCGCGCTCAAGGCATTCCAGCGGAAGGTCGGCATCAAGCAGGACGGCATCTACGGCAGCGAAACGCATCAGACGCTGATGGACGCTGTAGCTGACGATGACGAAGGCAAGGCTGATGCTGAGCCTGAGACTGAGACGACCGAAACTGTGCAGCCCGCTGTCAAGCAGGTGCGTATTGTTTGCGGCAGCGGCTCGGTCAACATCCGTGTAGGCAACGATACCAAGTATGGACGCATCACCTCTGTAAAGGATGGTGCGACCTTCGAGTGGATTGCTACGGCTGAAAACGGCTGGCATGCCATCGTGGTCAATGCGCAGATTGGCTGGGTATCCGGCAAGTATTCTGCAATCGCCTAAAGAAAAAAGTAACGACTCCTTCGCTTCTTTGCGTTGGAGCCGTTACGGGTCGAGATTGTTTTCTGCGAACAAAGGCGAATTGAAGAACTCCGGAATGTCGATCTCCAGCCCCTGGCACATCTCATGGATGATGCGCAGCTTCACAGATTCATAGGAACAGTTGATGACGTTGCCGATGGTCGATTTCGGTACGCCGCTCTTCATGAACAGCTGATACTGTGTCATGTTCTTCTCCGTCAGAAGTTCTGACAGACGCTGACTGATTGCTTCATTGAGCTTCATTCCATCACCATCCCTGTCGCTGTACTAATATTCTAGTATTGGGCGAACTCTGAATAGTCCCTGTACCTGTACTAATTGCCTTTTTTGTGGTAATATAAGGCTTAAGCGGAGGTGATGACAATTGAAGACCACGTTTTGCGGCCACAAGGAAGTGGCTGATCGTGAGGCTGTTGAGCGATGGCTGTATGAAGCCTGTACTGAGTTGATCGAGAATGGAACGGACGAATTCTTTCTTGGTGGTTACGGTGGGTTTGATTACCTCTGCGCTGCCGTACTCCGGAATCTGAAAAAGTCATACCCGCAGATCAGGCTCATCCTTATACTGCCATATCTGAACAGCAGCATGATCACCGATGGATACGATGAAACGCTGTATCCTCCGCTGGAATCCGTGCCCAAGCGTTTTGCCATTTCCCGGCGCAATGAATGGATGGCGTTATGTGAAGTTTTGCATAACAGCATTTATGAAAAGCAAACGGTAATGTAAAGTAACTGCGAAAAAGGCAGTAATTGCAGCATATTTTGCTTCTGCAACTTTACATTACCTTTAACCTCCAATAAGCTAAAACTACGGCAAAGCCGAAACAGCATTGGAGGTAACCAAATGGCAAAGCGAAAACCTATGAAACTACCGGACTCATTCTACGCTCTGTTTGACTATTTGCGGAGCAGAGGATATGCAGAAAACTCGGTATTTGAGTATGAGAGTCATGCTCGTTGGATCACCAAATTCATGCAAGATAATGGGTATGAGGCATACAGTTCGGAAGCATCTGTTGCAATCCGGTGTCAATTTGGTGTATATCAGGGACTTTCTGGGACATTACTCAGTCCAGACCACCGAAGTCTATGCCAAGGCAGATTCCAGGCAAAAGCGACAGGCGTTGGAAAAGGCGTATGTAGATGTGATACCGAACCTCGATCCGGTCTGGCAGGAAAACAGCGATCTGCTGGAATGGCTGGTGTCGCTGGGCAAATGACTTTTATGGTAATGTAAAGTAATTTGGGTGAAAGTCGTTGCAATTTCATACTTTTATACGGTTACTTTACATTACTATTTGCTTTTCATAAATGGTCCGGGAATGCGATACCGTCGTTGCTTATGTAACGCATGGCTGGGGCGGCGCTGCGAAGACTCTGGAGTATGCACGTAGGAAGAATAAGGCCGTATTGCAGTACGGCTCATCTGCTAAGGAGGAGAACACTTGAATCCTGCTGTACGCAAAGTAATCCTTGCCGGTATTGCAGTTCTCCTGTGTTGTCTGATTGCATTCTGGGCATGTGGGTATGCTGATCGCCGGCAGTGTGTCTGTTCTATGCTGACCACAGAAGAGCAAACCCATGCAATCGATGACCGACTGTACAGAGTCTGCGAAAAGGACACCATGAGTTCAGGAACATTCATGATCGTCCGAACGACCTGCGACCACGGAAAACGACTGCATCTGACCGTGATGCCTGATGAGGGTACTTACCAAGGTTATATACTAACTGAATAATCAAGCTATGATTTTACTCCCGTGATTCGGTTTTGTTCCGGGTCACGGGAGTTTTTTTATTTTCTTTCGTTCAAAACCCACTGCTTCTTTCCAAAGATAGTGAATACGGCTGCTTACCAGCAGCTGCCCGGGAGGAATTCACTTGACAGCTTCAGAGAAGCAGCAAATCACCAGCATGCGGTATGCCCGGATCAACTATGCCGACATTTCGGCAAAGACCGGCATCCCCGTCAATACAGTCAAAACGTTCTGCAGGCGCAATTGCCTGACTGATGCCGAACTGGCTGAACAGTCGATCTGCATGAATTGTGGTTGCGCAATCACTAAGGGAAAATACCGACCCAAGAAATTCTGCTCAGACAAGTGCAGAATGGCCTGGTGGAATTCGCATCAGGATCAGGTAAACAGGAATGCATATTACACTTTCACCTGTGCTCACTGCGGAGAATCGTTTACTGTCTATGGAAACACCCACAGAAAATACTGTTCTCGTGCTTGCTACCTGGCTTCTCGCCATAAGGAGGCGTCCGAGAAATGAATGGCGCCCTTTTCAATCGTCTTAGGACTTATATTGAAGCGATTGCTGTGGCCAGACGCCTGCTGAAGGCAGGCCTGATTTCTCAGGATGAATTTCTTTTCATCGAGGAACAGACGGCTTTGATGTGCGATTTGCCGCACCGTAGCATCTTTCGAGAAATAACTTGACTTATTTGCATTGTAGAGCAAACATGTCACACTACGAAGGAGGTGTTACGGTGCAAAAAACGATACGCACTATACCAGCGGCCCCAACCCAGCCGACTAGAATCAGGGTTGCAGCGTATGCCAGGGTGTCCAACGATAAGGATGCCATGCTTCATTCACTGGCCGAACAGGTCAGCAAATACAGCCGCATGATACAGAGTAATCCTGCTTGGGAATATGCTGGTGTTTATGCTGATGAAGGCATAACAGGAACAACCGAAGCACGCCCTGAATTCCAGCGTTTGCTGGCCGACTGCCGCAGCGGAAAAATCGACATGATCATCACAAAAAGCATCAGCCGATTTGCCCGCAATACTGTCATCCTGCTGGAAACGGTCAGGGAATTGAAGCTACTGGAAATCGATATTTTCTTTGAGGAAAACAACATTCATAGCCTTCATGCCGATGGCGAAGTTCTTCTCACAATACTGTCCTCCTACGCCCAGGCAGAAAGCTTCTCGGCCAGCGAGAATCAGAAATGGCGCATCCGAACAGCCTACCAGAAAGGCGAAGTTCTGAACTGGCATTTCATGTACGGATTCACTATTTCAAAAGACAGCGTGGAGATCAACGAGAAAGAAGCTGCGGTAGTTCGTGAGGTATTCACTCGCTTTCTTGCCGGTGAATCCTTCAACAGCATCTGCAAGGATCTTAACTCCAGAGGAATCCGCCGAATCATGGGTGGAAAATGGTGTACCTCATACCTGCGCCAACTTCTCAGCAACGAGAAGTATGCGGGCAACGCGCTTCTGCAAAAGAAGTACGTAAACAACCATCTTGAAAAGAAAAGTGTCAGGAACAATGGTGAACTGCCACGGGTATTCGTTGAAGGTTCACATCCGGCGATCATTGACAAGGACACTTTTGAGGCAGCGCAGGTACTGCTCAACAGCCTTCAGGCCACCAGAGCAGGACGCAAAAACCCGGTTCAATGCGAATTCACCAGCCGCATCATTTGCCCCAGATGTAAAAAGGCCTATCGCCATGTCACTACCAACGGTTCCAAGGGATGGAACTGTACCACATACATCAGCGAAGGCAAGGCTAAATGCCACGGAAAGAAAATCCCCGATACAACGTTGCGCGCAGTGATCACTGAACTCCTCGGGCTGCGTGAATACAGCGCAGAAGCTTTCACTGAGTTGATCGATACCATTTATCCGTATGAAGGAAACCGATTGGTTTTCGCTTTCAAGGACGGAACGATACGGGAAGCAACCTGGAAGGATCGCAGCCGTGCAGAAAGCTGGACGCCTGAAATGAAGGCCAAGGCCAGAGAAAACAGCAAAAGGAGGTCCACATGAGGAAGATTACCATCATCCCGCAGACGAGAAACGTTTTCTCGGCAGCACCGATTTCTTCGGTTGCCAGGAGAAAAGTTGCGGGTTACGCTCGAGTCTCCACCGATAGCGACGAGCAGTTTACAAGCTATGAGGCTCAGGTCGAATACTACACCAACTACATCAAATCGAATCCTCGTTGGGAGTTCGTAGGAGTTTATACCGACGAAGGTATTTCCGGTCTGAACACGAAGCATCGTGACGGGTTCAACCAGATGATCGCTGATGCTCTGGACGGCAAGATCGAGCTTATCGTCACCAAGTCCGTTTCACGCTTTGCCCGTAATACAGTCGACTCCCTGACCACCATTCGAAAGTTGAAGGACAAGGGCGTTGAGGTCTACTTCGAAAAGGAATCCATCTGGACATTTGACAGCAAAGGCGAACTTCTTCTGACAATCATGAGTTCACTTGCTCAGGAAGAAAGCCGTTCCATTTCTGAAAACGTGACTTGGAGCGTTCGAAAGCGTTTTGCGGATGGCCGGGTATCTGTTGCCTATAGTTCCTTCCTTGGCTACGAAAAAGGTCAGGACGGTAATTTGGTAATTAACCCCGAGGAAGCCAAGGTTGTGGTAATGATCTACCAGATGTTTATGGGCGGCAAATCGCCGGTTTCGATCGCCAATCAACTGACAAAACTGGGCATTCCAACGCCCGGAGGAAAGACCGAATGGCGAACGTCCACGGTCAAGAGTATTCTTACAAACGAGAAATACAAAGGCGACGCCCTCCTTCAGAAGAGTTTCACGGTAGACTTTCTTTCCAAGAAAACAAAAACCAACACCGGTGAGATTCCTCAATACTACATCGAAGGCAACCATGAGGCCATCATAAGCCCCGAAGAATTTGATCTCGTCCAGGCCGAACTTGAGAGAAGAAAGAAATACGGCAGAACAATCAGCACAACCAGCATTTTCTCCAGCCGGATTATCTGTTCAGAATGCGGCTGCTTTTACGGCCAGAAGGTATGGCACTCCAATGACAAGTACCGAAAGCTGGTCTGGCGCTGCAACGGAAAATTCCGCAAAGGTCAACCTAGGTGCACCACTCCTGTTACGGACGAGGAACAGATAAAGCGAATGTTCATGAATGCCTACCAGCAACTGGAGAGTTGCCGGGATAAGGTTCTCGCTGATGTGAAGAAGATGCTTGCTACAATCACTGATTTCTCTGCCATCGATGCGGAAATTGCTTCCCGCGAGGAAGAACTCGAAGAAATCGGTACGCTGGTGCGCTCAGAGATTCAGAACAATGCGACCCAGGCGAACAAGCAGGACGAGTTCGACGCTAAATTTGAACGTCTGCGTGAACGCTTCGATGCCACCGAGGCGGCAATCAAGGATCTGCAGCAGCAGAAAACGGAACGACAGAATCGGCAGACACGGATCGCCCTGTTCATGAGAGAGCTCGAGCGTGAGGATCCAATTGAAATGTGGGACGAGCGCCTTTGGGTAACCACGCTTGACAGCGCAACGATGTTCCCGGACGGCAGCATGGAGTTCCGGTTCTATAACGGACAGAGCATCCGGGTTGACTCAGAAAAAAAGTGAAGTTACAGGAGTGGTTGATATGGCTAAGCTTACTGCTGAACAGAAAGCCCGTATTGAAGAATATAGGAAACAGGGAATCGGCTATCGTACAATAGCCGCAGAAATTAGCGTAGACCGCGATGCCGTGAGATATTACTGTAAAAAAGTTGAACTGGCCGGAACACGTCCGAAGTCACAAGAGTTTATAAAGGGATTACGGTGCCAGCAATGCGGAATACTTTTGAGTCGCAATCGAGACGGAAGGCAACGCATCTTTTGCTCCGATCAATGCAGGTACAAATGGTGGAACACAAACGGAAAGACCCTTCCTCGTCCGAGCGGATGTTGTGATGAAATCAAATGCGCCTGCTGCGGAAAAACTTTTCTGGACTACAGAAACAAAAAGCGGCGGTACTGCAGCCATGAGTGCTATATTCGCGACAGGTTCTGGCGTAAGGAAGATGGCCGTGAACCATATGTTCCACCGAAAGAACGATAACAAAAAAGCAAAGCGGCGGATGGTCTCAAACCATCTGCCGCTTTTCCTTTTATTCTTCGAGGAGTCCTCTGAATATGCTGTTTTCGGGCAAACCCCGTCGATCAGCATATTCTTTTGAAAGCCGTCGGTATTGTGCTTTCGTCAGGAATCCCTGGTTCATTGTTCTCTTCAGAACCACATCAGCCAGAATGTACCTTTCTATCCGGGACATGATCGAAATACGCTCCTCAAGAGGACGCATGGTGGGTCTCTGTCCTTCAACCTTGATTACATCGCGTTTGGGCTGTTGAGCCGATTTCTTCTTAGACATTGGCACTACCTCCTTTGAGAGATGGTGCGTATGTTAGCATACATTTTCGGCTTATACAAGGTCCGATTAAAGTTTAATATGTGTTGTCGGAACAGAATTTGTCAACTCCATTTTTCTGGTCATTGTATGATTGGGTCAATACAATACATCTCGCAATGCCCATCTGAGCAGCAGAAGAAATGCCGCTGATCCTTACACCATCCAATTCGAGATCGGAAGA